ACGACCTTTGATGCAGGAACTACTTTCTTCACCTGGGAAGTATTTGGCTTGCTCTCTTTCTCCAAACCACACGAACATGGCTGGGCAGCAGAGCACTTACACAATTTCTTAACCCATTTTACATTTTTTTGGAATTGTGACTTTTCCGTCAGACTGTGCAGGAGTGTCTTTCAAGAGCGTCTTAGCCCGCTCAAGACCCAATTCCTGGTAGGCACGACTACTAACGTGATATGTAGTAGCGTTCCCAAACATGTCAGTTACGGTTCGATAATTGTCTTCGTCTTCATCTTCATCATCCCGCACACGCCAATCTTTATCAGCATCGGCTTTTCCGTTTCCAGAATAAGTAAGGGAGACATGCTTCATTTTCTTTTTACGACGACCAGTTTCCAACTCATAATCAGGTTGACATCCGCAAGTCCCGCATAGTGTTTTATGCAAGCCGCACACCTCGTACTCCATGCCCCAATACCCAACACAATCCTCACGAACAGGATGGCTAGTATGTTTACGGCACGTGACTAAATGATCGGCAACACCAGTACGCTGAGAGTTTGCAGCACCACAGCCTTCCAATTGTTTACTCTCCAAAGCACCTGTTACAGTGGCCACTTTACCACACACCATGGTGGCAGGGTGGAATACAGCATCATGCCGGCCGTTATAACTCAACGGTTTGTCCGGCAAAGTGTTAGGATGCGGCTTATTATCACTCGCATTAAACGACTCTTTTTGCTTATCTTCAGGAGCATAACTAATATATTTATAAAGCGCACGTAACAGCGCCAATATTGCAACCAAACCAATGATCATGAACAGAGGATTACGCTTCATCATGTCCATGGCCATCTGAAATTTTGTAGGAGGCTTGTAACCTAAACCAGTGCTTACAACACCGGATAAACGCTCCAAATCCGAGATCTTCTTACGACCCATCAATTGTTCAAAATTAGCAAGAGAATTAGCAGCGCGTTGGCGCCATGTTTTAAGCTCATACTCACTGCTGACTTGGGGAGCTGGATATCGAAACCAACTTCCACCCAGGCCGAACATCTTTTTGCGATCAAGACCCCATGATTGTAGTTCACGCTCATCATCGATTTTTTTCTCGTCTGATGCTTTAGGAACAGGTTCTCTACTAACTTCATCGGTAAATTGCACTGCTTCAATCACTGTTTGCTCAATTATCTCAGGCTTTATCCAAGACTGGCCTAAACCGGTAGGAAAGTACTTCTGCAGAAATTTAAGACTATTGATGCCCATATACAACATGGAAACCCAGGTTCTTATTTGCTGGAACACTTTGGGTGCGACTTTTACGCCGTCCTTATACATCACATAACCTATACAAACCATCGTGAATGAATCAATTAATCCCGAAAGGAACTCCAACGTCTTGGACTTGCTCTCTAAAGAGCG